TCACCCTCTGCGCGCCTCCTCTCGGCGCCCGCCAAAAGCGGCATTCATGACCAGGGCCATTTGCTTTAGATGCTGCCAGCTTTGCCGCTGTTTTGAGGCAGAACGGTTGCGCTCCTTGTTGGGCCGGTGGGTCTGATATTTCGGAAACTTGCCGCCCTTGAACGGCTGACTGAACAGCCCGGCGTGGTAGGCCGTATAATAGGCCAGATCGAGGTCCAGAAGGTGACGGTCCGTCGCCGCCTTCAAGAAAAGATCCAGCTGCCTCAAGGTCATCCGCCAGAACTGCTCCGGATCCCCGCCTGCGGCAAAGAACCGGCGTTGCAGCTGGTCCCAGTCTAGCGGGCCCCAGTCTCGCCGGTCGTCGCCGGATTCAGCGGCTTTCCCGGCGCATGAGTGTCTTCCGGGGATGGAAAGGCAAGCGCCAGCGCCTCGCCGATTTTGGGGCCGACCTGATCCAGCCCAAGTGCGTCGATGATCTCTCCGGCTTTGGCCGCATCAACGTCCGGGTGATGGTCTTTTAGTCCGCAGAGAAAGAAATCTCGAATGCTCCGGATCCGGACGGTGGCTTCATCCTCAAAGTCCCGCGCCACATCCAGCGCACTGCGGCCGAACAGGTCCTCGATCTCGCACAGCGCGTTGGTCCCGTAGCGCAGCGTCCAGGTCTGCCCGAGGGCGTCAAAACCCGTCTCACCCTTTTGCCGGTTTGCCATGACGGTCTCCCAATTTAGGCGACAAAGGCCGGCTGGCCGGACAGTTTGAACGTGACCGAGGCGGTCATCTTGTCGTCGAGCGGCGCCGTTGGCTCATATCCGGTCACAAACGCGGGGAAGCCCCACTCGGTCGCGTCCGGGAAAACGATCTTGTAGTAACCGGGCGTGTCCTCATGGATGTCCGCAAGAAGGCTGGTCACATCCGGGCCATCCGGATCAAACTCCAGATCAAGACTGACCTCGCCAGGATCTTTCAGCCCACCGGCAAACTCCCGCCACCCTCCCGAGGAAGCCATGTCGGTGACATCCACCGCATCGCGGGAAAGTCCCGGACCGCTGATCGCCACTACACCGGCAAGGCTTGCGAAAACACCTCCGGCGGTTCCATCTCCCGATCTTTGAAAACTGGTCCCGTGTCCAATGCGTGCCTGCGCCGACATGGCTGCGCCTCCTATTCATCGTGCCAAAGTGTCAGATCGATCGAAATGCGGAAGACCGGCTCTCCGCCTGCGGCGGTTTCGGAGCTGTCGCGCTCGTTCGCGATCGCAATCAGCTGGAAAAACGTCCCCGACCGGTCACCGGAATACCCGTTCACGGCGTCCCGGACGGCCCTTGCCGCCTGTTTGGCTTGCTCATAGCGCGTGGCATAGATGTCTGCCTGAACCAGGCTGTCCACCAGACCGGATGGACCGCCAAGGTTGCTGTCGCGCCGTCCCCCGAGGCGGGTCAGGACAATCGCCGGAAGGGTCTCCCGGCTCTGCGGACGCCGTCCCCAATAAATACGCGGTCCCGTCAGCTGCGTCAGTGCGGCCGTTCCACGCAAAAGGTCTAGCAACCCCTCCTCCATGTCACCGCCGCTTCGCGGACCGGGCGGCCACCCGGCGCGCGGTTTTCGTCACTTCGTCCGCCAGGTCCCGCGTCACCACGGCCAGCGCGTGCATTTTGGTCGCCAGCCAGGCCGGCCGCAAAAAGGGTTGCGCGCCGTGGTTGACGTTTCCGAATTCCTGCTGCACGCCGGCCGGGTCGCTGGTCCCTGCATGGACTTCAACGGCGTTCTTTCCGGTTTTTCTAACTGCCCGCCGCTGGCGTTTTGTCAGTCTAGTGGACACACCGATCGAGGCTTTCAGGTCATTGCCAGATGTTGCGGGATCATCCGGCGCCAGAAGGGCGGCCTTCTCGGCAACGGGTGCAGCCGCCTTCTTCAGAACCCGCCGTGCGACGCTCCGGGCCGTGACATGGCTGTTGAGAGCTTTCAGAGATCTCTCAACCGCACGAAGCCCGGCTATCTTGTAGGTCGCGCTCATGCATCCGCATCCCGAACCGCTGTGATTTCGATAAACCTGTTCCGTCCACCGGCGGTTTCCTTGACGCCGAGGATGTCCCAGACGGCGCTCTCGTGCCGAAGCCGGTCTGCCGGAGTAACGGTCCTCGTCGTGCTGAACGCCCGGACCGTGAACCGGGCCTGCAATCGGGACCCGACTTCACCGGCGGCCAATCGTTCCCCGTCGCGGACATCGGCGCGCATCGCCCAGAGCGTGATCACCTCCGACCACGACGCAATATCCTCGCCAAATTCATTCTGCTGCCAGGAGGCACGCTGGATCGTCACGCGGCGGTCAAGTTTTCCGATTGCCGGCATCAAAGTCTTCTGACCCGGTAGGGCCCGGCCAGATGCATCGCACCGAGCGGCATTTCTCCGGCCCGGGCACCTTGGGTCACGGCTTCCCGGTTTTCGTAAAGATGCCCGACCAGCAACAAGATGGCGGACTTGAGAGGGCCAGGCACCTCCGCAGCAGATCCGAACCCTGCCTGGAATTCAACGGAGACGGCATCCGGCCGGTCGCACGTCGCGGGCCACAAGCCCTCCAGATGCCGGAGGAGATAGGCGCCGCTGGTGTCTTCAAAGACGTTGAAACCGTTGGCCGGAAAGGTCTGTTCTGTGGCAGTTGTGTCGAGATACCGAACGACAACGGACGCGGCATCGACATCCGGAAATGGCAGGCGGACAGATCGGCCACAAGGAAAGCCGTGGTACCAGGCTTTCCAGGTCTGCCACACCAGACACCGCCCGAGGATGCCGGCCCGGCCGTCGAAACTGTCGACGGCGGTGTCGATCAAACCGGCGATCAGGGCATCCTCTTCAGAAGACGAAACCCTGAGATGGCATTTCGCATCCTCAACGGTCACCGGCGTTTCCGTCGGTGCAAGGATGCGCTTCGGACGCAACACGACGGTTTAATCCGCCTTGAGCCCGAACACGGACGGATCGAGCCCCCAGGCAAGAATCTGGTCCCGCGTGTATCTCGGGGTTCGGGTCGATTGTTTCGGGCGGGCCGGTTCGGGTGGTGTGCCGGTCTCCTCATCGGAGGTGGCAGCTTGCTTGGTGTTTGCCATGGTGGTCTTCCCTCTTGGGGTTCAAACGAATGGGGGGTGTGCGGGTGGCATGACCGCCACCCGGCGACTTGCTTTTCTGGGTCGCCCGCCATGCGGCCCCGCCGTCACGCGTGTTTGATGACCTTCAGCGCTTGTGGGTCAATCACGCTGCCACCAACCCGTTTGGTCGTATAAAACAGGACATAAGGCTTGTTGGTATAGGGGTCTCGCAGAACCCGGATGCCGACCCGATCGACGATGAGATACCCTCTGCGGAAATCTCCAAACGCGATCGACAGGGCATTTGCAGCCATGTCGGGCATTCCTGCCATTTCACTGACAGGGTACCCGTGCAAGGTTGCGGGTTGCCCGGCCTGGGCACTGGGTTGCCACAAATAGTTGCCTTGCCCGTCTTTCAGCTTCCGGATGGTGCCGAGACTTGTGCGGTTCATCACCCAGCGGGCATTTTGGGTGTAAACTGACGGCAGCGCGTAAATGACATCAAGCAATTCATCGGATGTCACATCTGCAGAGGCTGCCGCCGGCACGGCTTTGATCGGCCCGAGGGGATTCCGGTTTGCGTTGGCCGCCCCGTCGGCAAAGGTCAGGAACCCGTGGGGTTTGTTGGCACCGTCGCCGGCAATGAAGGCATTGCTTTCCTGAAAGGCGAATTCCGTTTCCACTTCTCCGGCAAGCCAGGTTTCGGCGTCGATTTCCGCATCATCGAGCAATTGTTGGGTTGCGGCCGGTTTTGCGTAGATTTCACCTGTTGCAATTGGCATCTCGGCAATGCTTGCCGTATCCGTCTCGGGCCTTGCGGCCGTTTCACCGACCCAGCCGGAAGCGGTTCCCCGCAGGTTGAAAACCTTTCGGTAGGTGGTCCCCGAAATCTGTTGCAGGCTGGCCACCTGCCGCATCGGTGAGACCTCGATCAGCTTGCCGGTAATTGTCCGGTCCCATTCAACCGGCGCAAGATATCCGCCTTCGGAATCGGTGCCCTTGTTCAGCGAGGCCTCGACATCGCCGCGCCGGAAATGGGCCTGAAAGGCTTTGGTGTAGTCCGCATCGACGGGCCCGGCGCTGCCGCCAAGGCCGCCCATCTCCAGCGCTGCCATTTGAGCATTGACCATGTCGACCGCCGCCTGCAACTCGCCGACGCTGGCGTTGATCCGCTCAAGTTTGTCTGTCGTGACCACATCTTCAAACCGTCTCGCGGTTTCCTGCTCCTTTGCTTCAAGTGTTTCCTTGAAGGCACTGAAATCCTTGTTCAATGCAGTGATCAACTGGGCAATGTCGCCGCTTGCGTCGGCGCGCACGGAACAGAGCCCCCGCGCGGATACCCGCGCTGGCATCAAATGTTTCATCGGTATGATCCTTGTTAGGACGTGAGCGTTTTGCGAAGGGCGGTCAGCGCTTCGCGCACAGTGTCAGCATCGCGCGTGACAGCGGCCGGAGCATCCCGCGTCTCGGCCTTGAATTGGGATACGAAGGCTTTGGCGTCCTTCGGCGACATGTTGCATTGGGCAATCAGGGCGGCTTCCAGAACCCGGGCCGGTGGCGCGGGCTTTGGCGCGTCCGCATCGGCTGTGACAAGTCCCTGGTCCAATTTGCCGGACGCAAGTCCGGCCTCCAGGGCCCGTTTGACGCTGAAACAGGTTCCGGCGCCGCGCCCCCGATCCATCCACCCGGACACTGTGCTGGGATCCGCGCCAGAGCGCGCCGCATAGATCTCGGCCATCACCGCGTCGATATCTGTCAAGATGTCAGTTGCGTCCTGCGTGTCGAATTTGTTGCCGATCGTGACACCGGATGCATTGTGCACCATGAGCGTCGCACCATCCGCCATCAGGATCTCATCGCCGGCCATGGCAACCACCGACGCCGCCGAGCTCGCTTGCCCGATCACGTTCACAGTCACCTTCGCGCTGTGCATACGAAGCAGGTTGTAGACCGCAAGGCCGGAGAAGAAATTACCGCCGGGTGAGTTGATATTGACCGTGACATCCCGCTGTCCGATCGCCCGGAGCGCCCGGGAAATCCGGCGTTCCGAATTGTCGGCCGATGACAGGGGGTCCAAACCGATCTGGCCATAGATCGTGATAACCGTGTCATCATCCGTCTCGGTGGCAGAGACGGCTGCATCATAGTGATCCAGGGTCTGTGCCGGTGCTTCAAACGCCATCCAGTCCGGGCGCTGAAACGCCCTGACGTCCGGCAACTCAAGAAGGCTCATTGTCTGCTTCCCTCTGTTTTCCGGGCGCCATGGGCAGATCGGCGCCCGGTGTTAGATCGCTCAATGCCCGGATTTCCTCTGGTGTCATCCAGGGCTGGTGGCCACCGGACCCAAGCGCCTTGGCAAAAAACTCGGCCTGGTCCGTCATTGATCCGCGCAAAAGCCCACCGGCATTGAACTTGGCCTCGATGGTCTCGGTCTCGGCATCGGTCAGAATGTCCCGCTCTATGGCCTGTTCCCAGGCGGTAAACCAGGGGTTCAAGCCGTATCGGACAAACATCTGTCCGAGCACATCCACCCCGGATCCCCAGGAGGTGTCGTCGACTGCCAGGAGCGGCCGCGGCACGCCGAACGGCCGGGCAACATCCTCAATCTGATGCTTGCGCGTTTCCAGATGCTGGTTGTCCCGGCCGGATTGGGCACCGTCCTTGTAGTCCATGTCCTCTTCCAGGATCATGTCCCGATGGGCATTGCCCGCCCCCCGCCGGTCTTCGAGGCTGGCCTTCAAACGGTCATACGCTTCCGGAGACAAACGCTTTTTCATGGACAGGATACCACCGGCAATGACGCCGTTTCGGAACAGGCGCGCTGCGGCAGTCTCCGTCTGGATGGCAAGACCAATGGCTTCAGCCGCTTTGGCGACCAGGGAAATGCCTTCAATTCCATTTTCGGACAGTCCGAACCGGAGGTGAAACACATCCTTGGCCGGGAGAACGGTTTCACCGCCTTCGGGCCGCTGGTACCGGTAGCGCAGAGACCAGTCCGGCAGCTGTTCCACCTTGGTCCTGGCCGGATCAAATGGCACAAGCTGCAAGACCCTATGTCCACGGCGCAGGATTCGGGCATAGGCATTTCCATGGATCAAGGCCCTCTGCTGCATGAGGCTCCGGAATTCAAAGGCCGTTTGCCAGGCGTTCGGCTTTCGATGCAGGACCCGGAAAGCGGAATGGTCCTCGGCCTTGGCTTTGGTCACCTTGTTCCGCAGGTGCAGGGGCAACATTCCGATTGCAAAACTGATGAGGGACACACATCGAAACACCGTCGTGTTTTTCAGGGCCTTTTCCGGTGTGATCGTCACGCCGGCTTCGGTCAGGGCCCCGCCGCCCCCACGCACAAAGTCGAGAAACCGCGGATCCTCAAAGTCGTAGAAGACGGCACCATCACCGGCCATGGCCTGAAGCGGCGTTCCGAGCCTTGCATCCACATTCAAGGCGGGCGGCTCGGTCCGCGCCGGTGCGGACGTTCGGCTCAAGAACCGGAAGAAAGAGGCCATCAGAGAAACAGAATCCCGCGATCTTCATAAACGGACGGTCCGCCGGCGGGATCCGGATGACGGCTCATCAGGTCGAAGGCATTGAAGGCGGCAATCAACGGATCGATTTTCATGGAGCCGGACGCCTGTTTGGTGACGTAGTCGGCGTTGCCGCGTTTTTCGGTTTTGGCGTTCCCGATGCACCAGGACATCAGGCCGCTGCCACCGTGCACCAGAGACCCGTCATCCACCTTGCGCGCCATGCCCTTTGTCACACCGGAAAGCTTGTAGCCCTGGGGAACGCCAACCAGCATGTCTTCGGGCAGCTCCCGGGCCATCAGTTCGTCCATGATGGCGGCCACTCCGACCGGATCGAGGCCGACGGCATTTTTTTCAGGAAACAGACCCCGGCTCCAGACCTGCTCGATGATGTCCGCCACCGCAACGATGTCCTCTTCCCCGGACCGGCAAATCAGAACCTCGCCGGATTGTGCAAAACCCTGGACCATGGTTTTGATATCCTTCCGGCGATCCAGTGCCTTTTCGTGACAACACGCCATCGTCCAGAGCATCCAGCGCTGCGCGCCGCGCTCCCGGCCAATCAGGGCGAGACCCAGAAAATCATCCAGGCCGCCGCCATCGATCCCCGCCGTCACCACTTCGGCCCGGTCAAGAAGGTCCTCAAGGCTGGCAAGTTCCGGATCGGCAGCGCTGTCCCAGGCATCAGCTCCCGCCCAGCGGTCCCGGCGCAACCGGGTTCCGATCGGCACGTTCAGATGCTTGGCAAGGAAGGTCTGCTTGTCGTCGTCCCCGCCGCCCGAGACGGCCTCCTTCAACTTGGTTTCCAGCCAGCCGCGGCGCACAGACCGGCCGATATTCGGATTGGTAATGTAGAAATTATCCGGATCGAGATACGCTTCCCCCTCGATCATGGGCTCCGGAAACTCGTAAAGAACGCCCAGCTTTTCGGTGTCCGTGATCTTGCCGTCCCGAACATCGCGGAAATAGTCCAGCTTGCTTTTCCAGACGCCGGCGGGTGGCTCGTCGGAATGTGTCGTCAGATAGATCACGAAACCTTCCGGCCGGGCAATCAATCCGCCCGTTGCCTCTTGCAGCATGGCGCTGGATCTCGGTTTCTTGCCGAACAGCCAGAGCTCGTCCACCAGAATGAAACCGGACTTTTTGCCCGCAGATGTGTCGCTGTCGGCCGCCACCACCTTCAACTCCGCTTCCGTTGTCAGGTGCTTGATGGTGCGCTGGTGATCGCTCGTCTTGAGTACCATTTGCAGTTCGGGATCCGCCTTCACCATGGCCGAGGCGGGAATGTAGCTGTTGTTGGCCACCTCCATTGTCGGTGCCAGCAACGTCAGTTCGTTGGTGTGCCGCCAGTTGCGGATCAGCGCGGTGATCATGATGCCGGCGGCAATGGTGGACTTGCTGTTCTTCTTCGCGATCAGCAGGAGAAATTCCGAAATCAGGCGGCGGGCATTTCGTGCATCATAGGCGCCGAAGATCGCCCCGACGAACTCGAACACCCATTGGTCCGAACAGGCTCCGAAGGTCGGCTGGTTGGGCAGGTCCACCACGCGCAGGGACTTGAACACTTTCAGCGCCGCCTCCGCTTCTTCCGGGAAAAGCGGGGCGAACGGGATCAGCGACCGGCCTGCAACGATCCGCTGTTCCCAGTCCGGACAGGCGGTCGACCAGGTCGGCGTCACTGGAGGACCGGTCCGTCAGGTGGCGCGAAGATGCCGGTATAGTCTCCAGCCGCCCGGCGCGCGGCTTCCTTCTTGCCGAGCTTACCACCGGCCGCGCCGACACTTTGGGCGCCACCGGCTAAAACGCCGGCCGCCGCCCCCCGGTTGGCAATGGTCTCGGCCGCGATCAGCCGGTCATGGCGCTCCAGCCGTTTCATGTATTTGTCGATCGCCGACACGTTGCCCTTCTCCACCTCGCCCATCAGCGCGCTCAGGAGTTTGGCCTCGACCCGGCACCGGGCTTCCGCCTTGGCCTTCAGCTCCCGAAAATAATTCTTGCGCAAGGTCGGCGCGGTGATGCCGAGCGCGGCCGCGATCTTGTCGACCGGCCATTGGAAGGCGCATAACTGTATGACAAGTTTGCGCTTTTCCTGCGTTGGCCGGTGCGGCGGCCGCCCGCGCTTGCCAAACCCCTCCGGAATCGGGTCACCAAGCAGGTCAAAATCAAACGCCTCCAAAAAAAATCCCCCCATGACTTCCCCCACCGGTCCGGGTGGGGAGTGGTGTCAGAGTTTTTGCCCCCCCGCTCCCGACCGACAATCAGGCCAGCCACCAACCGATAAGTCCGGCTCGCCCGTGACCAATAAATCCGCCGCCTGTGCGAGAGCTGCACCGCTGTTGGCTCGGCTGCGATCGAGGCCTTAACCGCCCGCCGTGCCAGCCGTGCGGGCCTTTCGGGCCTTTCGGGCCTTCGCGGTCTTGCGGTTGTGGCAGGCGATGCACAGGCACTGGATGTTGAGCGGATCAAACTCCGCCCCGCCCGCGCTCCGTTCCACGATGTGATCGGCAATCAGCTTGTCGGCCCGCCTGGAGAAATCGGAACCGCAGGCCTCACAGCGGTAGCGGCGCTGGCGCTTGATGTCGGCAGCAAGGGCGCGCCAGCCGGCTGACTGGTAGAACGGGTCGGTGAGCTTCACCGGCGGCCTGATCCGGGAGGCCAGCGTCCGCGGGGGTCTGCGGATCATCTTCAACGCCACGGCTCATCTCCCATCCGTCCTGCTCCCAACCATCTCGCTTTGAACCACGCAGATCCTGGAAACGCTACACACCGCCTGCCCCCTGCCGCCCGCCCGATGGAACCACAGTCCACCACACGCAAAGCTCAGACAAACGCACGTGCCGGACACCGCCGAGATCTTGGAAGCCGCATCACACAGCCCTACCTGCTTCCACCGGTCCTCCAGCCGCGACACCCCAATCACCAACGCTCAGAAGCCCCCGCCAGAGCCCCGTCCCATCCCGCTTTTTTAAGAAAAATCCCATAGAACCCCGCCGCGCCAACTCCGCAGATCCTGCGTTTCAGGTTGGCCATGCGCTGCCCCGGTCGCTCCGCTTAAGGGTGAACAGTCTCACCCGGGCCCGAGGGTTCCAGCGCGTTCAGCGTGTTCGTTTTGCTACCTCAGGCTGTATTACCGCGTCAAGAGGCGCGGTCACGGCCAGGCGCATGGCCGAGCCCGTCAGCTCGCCGATCACGCGCTCCTTCGCCGCGTCATAGCCGGTCACGGTGAGGTCCTGCCCGCACCAGGAGCCTTTCACCAGTTTCACCACCGCGCCCTCTTTCAGGCGCGCCACATCGGCCATCTGCCCGTCCGCCACCGGCCGGCCCTCAAAGGTGCCGTGCGACAGCTCCAGGATCTTGATGAGATCACTGACCGCCACCCGGGCCACCGCCCCGGTTTTGTCAAAGGACAGAACACCTTTCACCCCGTCACAGGCTCGGATCTGGTCAACGCTCTGGCCCTTTTTGACGTCCATCCCGGCAAAGAGATAGCGCGGGAACATCGGCCGGATCACGGTGTAGGTCTGCGCGGGTTTGACCTTGCGCCCGCGCCCGTGCCGGCGCTCGATCTGCTCCATCGGCAGGAAGGCCAGAAGACCGGCGCCCAAGAGCCCGTCCCGCGCCCGGGTTTCGCATTTCGGATTGGTGTGGATAACCACCCACTCGGCCTTGGCGCGCAAGAGCAGCCGGCTCAGGAGCTCCAGATTGTGCACGATCTGCGGCCGCTTGATCCGCACGATGCTCATTCCGCCGCCTCCCCCTTGATCCCGTTGTCCTTGATCCCGTTGTCCTGGGGCCCGTTGAGCCCCCGGTCCTGTCCATCGCCCGCGCCCTGCGTCTGGGCCAGATCCATCACCCGTTTTAGCGCCTGATGCTGCGCCTCAAACCGGGCGAGCGCCGCCGCCACCGCAGCACTAAGGTCCGGATAGCGGTCAAAGCCCTCCGGCGGCTCCGGCAGATAGATCCAGTCCGGCAGATCCCGGTCCGCGCCGAACCATGGCCAGCCGCGGGCCGCGTGCAGCGCCTTCCACGCCGCCCAGAGCTCCGACCCGACCCGCACCGCGCCGAACAGCCCCTCCAGGGGGGCAAGGGCCGGGTCCGCGGCGCAGCCCTTGCGCTGGCGCAGGGCCCGGGCCTGCAGCGCGCTCACCTTCGGCCAGCCATAAACGGCCCTGCGGCGCAGCCGTTCGCACGCAGCCATCTCACCCCCGGCCGACAGCACCCCTTGCAAGTACGCGGAGGGTTTTGGGAACCGGCCATAGGGCGGGCGCATCAGGTCGGCAAAGCGCACCGCGCTCCAGGCCTTGCCGAAGGGCGCCGCCCGGGCCCCGGTTGAGAGGCCGGTCGCGGCACCCCCGGATCCACGGCCCGCCGAGCTAATGTCCGGATCTCGGCTTCCCGGCACATCCTGCCAGAGCCGTTCGGTGCAATAGGTCGAGGGCGCGGGCGTGAACGAGCGGCCGGTGGCGCGCAGCAAAGCGAACCACGCATCCCGGCGGGCAAGCGCTGCCGCCCGGTCCGCAGCGCTCAAGGCCTGAAAGGCGCGCAGGGCCCGCTGTTTGGGCATGCCGTCCAGCCCCGGCCAGTCCCGCACCAGCTTCCAGAACTGCCGTTCGATCTGCTTCGGATCGTCAGCTGCATCTGCCCCCCCATCGGCAGCCGTGTCGGGCGCTTGCTCTGTCCCAGGAACGTCATCTGGAACCAATGCTGGCTCAGCTTCCACGCCCTCATCCGCGCCCTCATCCGCGCCCTCATCCGCGCCCCCATCCACGTCCCTGGCCGCTTCCACGCGCAGGCGGTCCGAAAGAGGGTTCTTTACCGGTTCCCTTACAGGGTTTGTGTCCGGTTTCCGGACACGGGACGGGCCCGAATCCGGACGCGGACTGCATGCAGATCCGGACACGGGATCGGTCTTGGTCCCCTGTCCGGAATCCGGACAGGGGCGCTCGGCCGCAAGGGCAACAAAATCGGCTTCAAAGCCCAGCTTGTAGCGGGTTGCCTCCTGCTGAAAGGTCTTCGGGTTGCGCCGCTGTTCCCGGCGGATCAGGCCGCGCCGTTCCAGGTCCTTCAGATGCAGGTTCAAGGTGGACCGGCTCATTTCGCAGTCCCGCGCCAGAGTCTCCTGTTTGGGAAAACAGCCGTGATCCGGATTGTGCCGGTCACACAGGTGCCAAAGAACGATCTTGGCGGCCGGTTTCAAGCCGCGCTGCAGGATCGCCCAGTTGGTCGCCTTGTGGCTCATGGCCGGGACCACCTTCCAAGATCAGATGGCAACCGGTGCCGCTCCAGCGGCGGCAGGGCAATCCCCTGGTCCCGGGCGGTCTTTTGCGCAATGCGCACCAGGGCGCAAGCTGCGGAGAGCCTCAGGTCCGTCTGCTCGCCGCTCAACAACTTGGAGACGAGATTCGGCGGCACCCCGGCCTCCCGCGACCAGCGGTATCCGGTGAGATCGAGCACGGTGAGCACCCGTTTGATCCATTGGCGAAAATCACGAGGCTCTGGCAGGTCCATGATCCACTCCCGGGGCCTTAAATGGTAGAAAATCACCTTTTAAGGTTAAATTCATACTCAGTTTCTATGGAAATGCTTTTTCCCGTTATTCACAAGTTCACCGAAAAAGGTGAAGATCGGGACGCGAACGACAGGACAGACACCATGCGCAGCCACACATCGGACGACATCTGGGACCGGCGCCGGCGCAACCTGAGGGCGGTCATCGCCTGGCAGGGCACGAACCCGAGCCGGATCTGCCAGGACGCCAACTTGAGCGTCAACACGCTGAACAAGTTCCTGCGCGGCGACACCCGCACCATGCGCTGGGAAAGCCTGGAGCGGATTTGTGCAGCGCTGGAGATTTCCAACACGGCGGTGCTCGACAGCCAGAACCCCTGGTCTGAAAACCGCAAGCAGCTCCATGCCCTTGTGGAGGCGATGAGCGAGGACGAAGCCAGGGACGCGCTCAACCGTCTTTTGTCCCGGCGGGCCTGAGCCGCCCCGCGTCCGCCAGATCCGGGCCCGATACCCCCAATTCCGGCGCCCCCAAGTCTGTTACCTCCAAGTCTGGCGCCCCCAAACCCGGATTTTCCGGTCCGGACCGATCGGGATCCGCCGGCAGCTCTGCCTGAAGCTCTGCCTTCTGCTCCCCCGGAAGGTCCGCCTGACGCCCGGCCTGAAGCTCCCCCTGTTGCTCCCCCTGAAGCTCGGCGAGAAAGGCGGCCACTGCCGCCTCGTCCATCTGATCGATCAGCGCCCGGAGCCGGGCTTTGACATCCCGGCCGTCCCGCCCCGCAAGGTCTTGCCCCAT